ACTCTGTCCCGAGAGCTGCTTGACGGCTCTCGTGGCATTGACTTTGCCAGACAAGTGCTCGCTCAACTAAGGAGATAAATGTCAGAAGAAGATGAAAAAGAATTATTTCTTTCAGACGATGCGCTGTTGGCGCTAGTCAGCACGCTAGCCACCGAGGTAGTTCGTTACGGCGAGGCCGAGTCGACGCTTCTCGATAACAAGAAGCTTTCTGATGAAGACGTAGTAATCGTGATGAAAGCCAATACATTGCTGACTGTATTTGCAATGTTCTTGGTCAAGGTGGTAGAGTCTAAAGATATCGACATGGCAACGAAAGTTGTCGAGGCATGGATATCCCCATCCATTCAGGACATGGTTCAGATAGCCTTCGCTGAAGAGATACAGGATGCTGCCGAAGTCGTGACTCAGGGCATTTCAAACCTTGAGGACATTGCGAACAAGGAGACAGGTGAGCCACCCAACGAACAAGGCGATTGAAGAAGTAATCTTTGACGCCATCGTCAACGCTCCACGCTCGCTGCAAAAGACAATCGGCCCAAGTGAGATTGGTGCTGATTGCGTCCGCTGCCTAGCTCGCAAACTAATGGGCGTCGAGAAGATGCCGATAGACTCAATCGGGGACATGCCTTGGTTGCCGTTCATCGGTACCGCTGTCCACGCTCAGCTCGAAGAAATCTTTAGAGCAGCCAACGATAAGCAAGAAGAAGTTCGTTGGCTTATCGAAACAAAGCTTCCTATTGGTCAGGTTGGCGGTGTCGAAATCTGGGGGTCATGCGACCTCTTTGACAAGGAGACCGGCACTGTCATCGACCATAAGGTTGTGGGTGCGACCAAGCTAAAGTCGCTACCCAAAAAAGGCCCAGGCAATACCTACAAAATACAGGCTCACCTGTATGGGTATGGCTGGACTAAGCTCGGCTTCGAGGTCAACGAGGTGTCTGTGAAGTTTTATCCTCGCAACGACATCTCGATGAACTCGGGCTACTTCTGGTACGAGAAGTACGATGAGAATGTGGCAATTGAGGCTCTTGACAGAGTGAACAAAATCTATGAGGAGGCCTCCCAAGCTAAAGACTTGGACGAGTTCCTCAAGATATGCGCCACTTCCGAGGATTGTTTCTCGTGCCATGATTACCCACCGCTGGACGATGGTCAGTCTTTGTATGAAGACGACATGTTCGCCCAACCCACCCCTTACAACAAAAGATAGGAGACGAAGTGACTTACTTCGAAGATAACTTCTCCCAGCCTGCAGCAGGCAGCACTTTCCGCCCTGCAGACTACCAAGGTCACCTATTGCTAGTGTGGCCAACTGAACACCGTACGGGCATCAAGACCGACTACGGCGAGAGCGATGCAATCGCTGCCCGTGTCGTCGTGCTCGACGGCGAGAACGGATATGAGGAGCACGACAACGTGCTGTTCTTCCAGTCCGCTCTGATTGGTACGCTCAAGCCATCCGTTGGCAACAGCAAGCCAGTACTAGGCCGACTAGGTCGAGGCACAAGCAAGCCCGGCCAGTCAGCTCCATTCATCCTTACTCCGTTTACGGAAGAGGACGCTCAGGCTGCACGTGCATACTTTGCACAAGACCAGTTTGATGCGCCAGCAGAAAAGAAACCTGCTGCCAAGTCCACTCCAAAATCCAAGGGCAAGTCAGGACTCTCTGGCTATCCAGCGGACAAGGTAGACCTCGCCAAGAGCCTCGCAGCTTCAGGTGTATCTGCCGACCAGATTGCTCTGGCCACTCAAATACCTCAGGACATCGTTGAGTCGGAAGTTCTAGAGCTAATCTAATTTGCTACACTAGGGTAGACCCCGAGAGTTTCGTCTCCTTTTCTCTCGGGGTCACTCTCTTCTAAGGAGTTAAAGTGAACGACAGACCCATTCTGGAACTGTTCACGAGGCTAGGAAAAACCGAGGCAGACAAGATAACCGTCTGCTACTTTGGCCCCCAAAATTCGTGGACTTCTAAAATGCTTCCGCTATCTAACGCGGATATCTTTGCCCAGACGCTAACCGCTAACGGCATGAACGTCTATACGATGGTCAACTCTGTAGACGAATCAACAATTACTTCAAACAACACCCGAGGTGACGTCAACGACATCACTAGGCTGAACGCCCTGTGGGCTGACCTCGACTTCAAGGACGAGGGCATCAATGACGAGAAGACAGCTCGGGAAGTTATAGCAGCACTATCAGACATTTTAAATTGCCAGCCTGTAGCCGTTGTCCATTCTGGGCACGGCCTTCAGCCCTACTGGGCTGTCGAAGACGGCGAAGTTGATGACCTCAACCGCTCCATGGTTGCCGGAATCTCTCGCAGGTTCGGTCAGCTTGTCCAGAGAACGGCAGAAATCTTTGGAGGCAAGGTTGACAATGTGTCAGACCTACCCCGTGTTCTCCGTGCTCCAGGTACAATAAACCACAAGGACGCAAGCAATCCCGTCGATGTGAAGGTTGAGTTCAATGACCACACCTACCCACTACAACTATCCGAAGTTGTTGAGGCGCTCGAATCGTACGGATTTGTATCTGACAACACGACTGTTGGTGAGTTTGTCGTTGTATCGCCACCAGAAGATTGGCGAGTTGCGTCAGAGGACTGCTCGTGGACTCTATCACTTGTGGATACCATCGATAAGGCTAAGCCCAAGGCGCGTCATCCCTGGCTTGTATCAACGGCAATTAAACTCTATGCTTCTGTCAGGCACGGCTGCTTCACTGAGGATGGGTTTACTGAAGCGTCTAAGCTTGTCGAAGCAAAGTTCCTAGACCTACTAGACTCTGGCGAGCGCCGCAAGCCGAACCCAGGTGAGGTTCAGACAGCGTTCCGCTGGGCAAAGCAACTCGTATCTACCTTCGATGAAGCCAAGGTTGCAGCAGAAGTCCGTAACCACGTACACAAGCTTCACCTCAGTTCGGTTCCCGACCTCCCAAAAGAGCGCAGCTCCGAGCACTCAGCTACAAACGGTAGCTTGGCCTTGTCCACTCAGCCAGCAGAAATCGTGCTGCCAATGGACTCGTTTAAGTACACCGATGTCGCAAATGCTGAGCGACTAGCTGACGCTGCACGGGGCAAGTACATTTACGTCCCAGAGCTGGGATGGCACAAATGGGACACAGGCTCATACAAGCTGGACAGCTCCCGAGGCATCGAGAGGCTCGCCGCCGAAACGGCGCTCGCTTTCGGAGCGAAGGACGCCTCTAAAGCTGGCCTTGACTGGACAAAAAGGTCTTTGTCTCGAGCCTCTATCAACAGCGCTGTCGGCCTAGCCGAAGCTGTTCCGGACATCATCGTCGAACCCCACATTCTAGACAACAACCCCACAGAACTTTGTACGCCAAATGGAATTGTAGATTTGGCGACAGGCACCCTGCGTGATGCTGACCCTTCCGAGGACTTCAATACCATGCAGACGGCTGTGTCGCCAGCCAAGTCAGCCACGCCCAAATGGGAGGAGTTTCTGAAGCTCGTCATTACTGACGAAGACAGAATTTCTTACATACAGGAGCTTCTGGGCGTGGCCCTTATTGGAGAGGTCAGGTGGCACGTGCTGCCAGTTCTCGTAGGTGTCGGTGCTAACGGTAAGTCAACCTTGCTTGACATTGCTGCAAAGGTGCTTGGCTCATACGCCAGAACAATGCCTGAGAACTTCTTGCTAGACAGCAACACAGTGCAGCACTCCACAGAGATTGCAAACCTTCGTGGTGTTCGACTAGCCATTGCCTCTGAGACAAGACCAGATGGCAGGTTCAATGAGTCACGAGTCAAGATGCTGACAGGTGGAGACATTATCTCTGCACGTAAGATGTACAAAGACTTCTTCGACTTCAAACCTTCCCACACTCTGTTCCTTGCTCTGAACCACTTGCCATCCGTTCGTTCTGGTGGCTCTGGTTTCTGGAGGCGACTAAGGAAGATTGACTTTAGCTACCAAGTACCCGAGGCACTACAGAAGCAGGGCTTGGCAGAAGAGATTGTAAAAGAAGAGGGCGCTGGGGTTCTAGCGTGGATGATTGAGGGAGCTAAGCGAGTTCTTGCACAAGGACTTACTGAGCCTAACTCTGTCAAGCTAGCTACTACCGAGTACCGCTTCGAGGAAGACCACATCTCCAAGTTCATCGAGGACTGCGTGCAGCAAAACGCTCTCGCCTCTGTCACTTCCTCCGACTTGCTCCACGCATACAGACAGTGGTGCCAAGCAGAAGGAGAGACTCCAATTGCTATGACTCCGCTTATCCGTGAGCTTCGCATGCGACTTCCTATCTCCCCAATACGAGGAGCTGGTGGGCGTCGAGCATACAGTGGAATCTTCCTCTACAGAGTAGAATTTGGAAGAGATGACGAAGAGTAAAGAGACCTGTCTTGCATGTAAAGCTGGCTACCATGATGAGTGCCAAGAGATGTGGGACGCCAACCTTGCAGAAGACGCATTTTGCTGCTGCAATGGCGCTTTCTCAATCGATGGAGGAAAGGGGCCGGTAGATGCGGTTCAGGAAGAAATCGAAGCCTACTTCGAAGGCTATACTGGGTCGAAAGCTTTGGATGAATATGCTGACCCTATTTCTACTGGGCGCAAAGAGGCAGCTAAAAAGTTCCCTATCAATCCAGGGATGGTCTGCGAATGGGCCTGGCTTCGTTACGCTGGCGGAGGTGTTGAACCAATCATTGGCTGCCCAGGGCATCCTGCTGAGGCTATACACCACGGCCCCGATAAGAACACGATGCGCAATGTTGAGGGAAACATACACCGTATTTGCGCTGAATGTCACAATCGTTGGCATGGTGCAAATGATAAATATTACGGGGAAAGACCAGTCACAGAGGATGGGAAAGTCGATGCTTCTGTTCCATTCTGGCCTTTAGACGACGACGGTACCCCAATGGAGCCAATCCCCCACGACACAGTCACGCTAGCTCCAGACGAAGAAGTTCACGCTGAGGACAAGAGAAGGCGGGACGAGGCTCGTCGCCACGGTAGTTTGCCTAAGCTCGACGATTAGCCTTAAAGCGCTTCCCTCTAAACCAAGCTTCACCGTCCTGTATCTGGACAAGCTCAATGAACGGCTTATCGCCTTCAAGGACTACTACAGCTACGCCTTGCTGCCAGTTCTCTTGGTGCCTCGCTGGCGACCCGTCCGTATGCGTGCTGCTGCCAAATGAAGGCACCGCTCCATCTGTTCGGCAAAGGCAGCCAGGGCTGACGGCGATGCTTCGGATAGCTTCATCACGGTTGAAGACTGTTTTGGATTGGATTTCCAAACGATGTGAGTGCCCGAAGATGGTACTAATGTGAGGTTCAGCATTGGTGTACGCTGCTGCTGTTGACCCGTTGCTTCTTGCTTTTGTTCCGTGGATTGCTCTGAGCGTAGGGGTGAGCCAGTAGGCTCCTGCGGGGTACGCGTCAATGTACTCAACTCCAATCTCGTCTAGCCGCAACAGGTAAGGAATACTCATTACCGGCAGCTCGTCCATGTTTGCTCGCTTTAACCCCCAGGCTGCAGCAGAGTTCGTTAAGATAAACTTCTCCATACGGCGGTCGTGGTTACCCTCGATTAGCACCATCTCTGCCTTTGGGCCAGCAGCAGCTCGCTGCTCTTGAAGGAACAGATGCCCACGGTCGATTGCCTTCTGTGTCGTACCGGCAAAAGCTGGCTCCTGCTCAAAGCGACCTTGAGACGGTAAATCTAAAAAGTCTCCAAGGTTTATGACGTAATCAACCCTGTCAGTTTCTTCGAGGTAGGCGACAATCTGCAAAGCCACGTCCATGGCAGCTTCGTCGTGAAAGGTGTCCCAACCTTTATCAAAAATATGCCTGTACCCAATTTGAGGGTCAGGCAGGGCTACAGCAACCTTGTGTTTAGTCTTATAGGTCTTAGGCTCCTTGGGAGCGTTTATCATCACAGGCTGGGCTTGATGAATCAAGTCCCACTTAGGTTCTGGCTTTAGGCTACCCAGCATAATGGCAAGCACACTTCTTTACTCTGTGCCTGCGAACTTGCGTTTCCGTAGCCTTAAAGCCCCTCTCAGTAAGGGACTCAGCTAGGCCGTTATTCGAAAAACGCCTATCGTCCAAGGCATTTACAAGGATTTCTAGGTCAGCTGAGTCGAGCTCTTCAGCAGCCTTCAGCATCAAAGAGCAAATGTGTTCTCTCTGTTTAGGTGCAAGTCCTTCTAACATTCAAGTTCTCCTTAAAGGTTTGCTTGAATGTACTATAACAGCTACTTTGACTTTTTTCTAGACTTCTTCACTGCTTTGACTTTTTGCTCGGCAGTTAGCTCGGTGCCCTCTGGACGCTCAAAGGGAGTTCCGTCTTGGACAAGACCGTCTCCATCGCCATCTGTAGCGTCAGACTTGTAGCCGCTAGTGTCCACTTCCTCGACTAGCTCATATGGGTACAGACCCACGTAACGAGCTGGAAGCTCCTTGACGACTCCTGTTACTACGTTTCTTAGCTTAGGCACTTGGCTCCTCCTCTGGGGCTGGTATCCACTGTCCGTTATAGTCATCTGCAACCCAAACTGTGCCATCCTCAGGCGGAGGGTCGCTTGGCATTGGAAGCACAAGGGGCCTATCTGGGCCAGGCCCTCCAGTGCGCTGAGTTGGGTCTTCTCTGTGAGCCGCAAAAGCAACAGCCCATTCGGTCGCCTGCTCTTCACTTTCCCATGGAGTTCCGTCCGGCCATGTGGGCTGATGCGCGAACAGGACGCCGTCATCAAAAATAGTTAGCCCGTTTTCTGGACTAAATTCACTTGAAATAGTCATTCGACCACCTTAAATTTGGTTGAAAGAAGCTGAAATAAGCTGTATGTTTGCCAATTCAAATCGTAATAATCGCTGGCCCCAATGTCTAAACCTCCAGGAACCGAATCGTTGGCACGCGATGTTACTTGAAATAGTCCAAACTCAGATAGGCCTTGATTTTCGCTATCTCCTGCGCCAAATGACCTTTGTCTAGTAACTCTGGAAACTAGAGAACCATCACCGCTCAACAAGTCGATGCGAGTGCCCCCTGTGGTGTCTGTACTAACCATAAAGTAATAGGTACCTAACACTGCGATTATTTCCGTTCTCGCAGTGAAGCTGAAGGTATACCAGTTGCTTTGCAAGATGAAGCCATCTGGCGTCATCTCTGCTCGGTAAACATTCGAGCCACTCATTCCATGGAAGTAGCATTTTCCATTTACGATTCTGGGCCCAAGAGAATAATAAGTGCTACTCCAGGTACTACCGGTTCCTACCTCGCTCAACTGCTGAAGAGTACCATCGCTAGTTGCTACCGTTACATATGCACCGTAATTCTGGTTTGCCCCCCAAAGAGCATAGACTTTTTCGGGGTCGTCAGGGTCAAAAGCAGGATAATTGAAATAAGCGTTACCACCTGAGTACTCAGTAAAGTTATTCCCATCATAATATCCGCCAGGATGGCTGCTGTTGTAGCCAGAAGAAAATAGATACTTTTCATTTGCTATAAACTGGTAACTGTAGTACCAGTTGGTGCTTTTGCTGCTGCCTACATAAGTAGACCCATTCCACCAGTAGCGGTAGTCGCTGTTGGAAGCCCATTGGCTGACGTAAAAAGCTTGCTCTTTTGGGTACCAGCAAAGGCTTTGTTTGCTGGTACCACTCCAGTAAATAATTCGCCAAGTTCTACCGTAGTCAGCACTTAGGCAGTCCCTATTGTCTCCGGATAATGCGCAGATAAACTGACCTGTAGGGTCAGAAGCCACACGATTACTGTACAAGGGGCCGTTGTACTTTGGCGCTGCAAAATACACATCGTTATCATCAACGTGGAAAATGTGCGGAGGATATTCCGAATAACCCGCAATGCCAGCTATGTCACCGTTTCTGTCCTTGAAGGTTACAGAATTACCGTAAACGGTAGTGGCAAGGCTGCTTTCATAATTGTATTGACTTGTGTGGTTTACTTGAGTAAAGGTACTCGAAGAAGTTGCATACGCTGCCTTAACGCCAGTTGTGTAGCCAGTCACCATGACCACAGTCTTGCCGGCAGTTACTTGAGGCTGTGCGCAATAAGTCCCCGTGGTGCTGGCAATAAGACGGCTAGTCCAAGCTCCGCCCAGTGTGTCTGCGGTGTAAACTTTGTTGTCGTTGATTTGCGTTGTAGTCCAAAAGTCACCCACGCTGTTGTAAACAGGCTTAAACCATGAAGCGGTAGACGGCATCGACCAGTCGCTAAAGCTAGCGCCATTATCAGTGGAGTATTTTATGACGTTGGCGGCGTTGCTACCCGCCCTTAAGAATACAACACCATTTTCAACGTCTAAAACTTCATAGGTACTGGTACCAACGGCTGCTCCCTGGCTCCAGTTAAGGCCATCATCATCCGAATAAAAAAGGTCTGTATCCGTATTTGAGAATACGTAATGGCGACCGTTTACTCCGACACTCGGGTCATATTCAAAGCTAAGAACGCCGCTAGAGGCCAAGCCTGAAATAGTGATAGTGCCGCCGGCTGAGTCCCAACCAAAAATATTTTCGTCAGCGTTGTAAACATATCTTTTTATCTGGTTGGTGTTAGCAGTGTGTGCAGTAAGAAGAGAAGTGTTACTTACGCTGAAATCACCATAAGTCGTATAACCATAATCGTAATCCCCAGTAGACCCTGTGTAGCCATAGTGGCGCTGCCGATAGGTGCCGTCATTTTTGTCGTACCCGATTATCCAGCTGGTACTTCCAAAATTGGTTAGGCCGCGGTTGAAGAACACAAAATTGTCATTTTCTTTTACCCTGCCATTCATCGTAGTGAATTGAGGATATTCGCTGTAGTGTTGGTCCCACACCAAATGCCCGTAGCCCTCGTAAGAAAAAAACTTTAGCGAAGCAGGAGTGGCCGCTACATCAAATTGGGCAATTGTAATAAAGCCCCCAGTTACGCCCGAAAAGAAAAGCTTGGCAAAATTTCCTGAAGCTGCTAAAGAAAACCCGCTTTTACCTGCAGCATCAAGAGTTACAGTGCTAAGGGGGGTTGGCGTTTCGTCGGCATTGACTCCCGAAATTGAAACAGAATCCCCCGCAGCGCCCTGAATATCAATCCAATAAGTTTGTCCCGAGGCAATATCGACAGATATCGTGCCAGCGCCATTTAAGCTTGCAGCAGCAAGCACCGTCCATCCAGTGTCGGTTCCACCGGCCCCGCCCGCTCCGGGCTTAAATGTACTTACTGCCATTATGCAATCTCGCTTCCGAATGCTTGGAACGTAAGGGCATCAGCCGTGCCAGACTGCACGGTGATTACATCTGTGGCTGCCAAGGTGATACCAACTGTGACAGCAGTAAAGTCGTTTGCGGTAACTGAGCCGTCGTACACTAGCGCATTGCCAGCAGCTGCAGCAGCTCCGGCAACTCGGACGAAAATTCGGCAGGTTGCGTCGGTGGCAGTGACATTGCTTACCACAATTGTGGAAATCACCGCCTCGGTGCTAGCTGGGACGGTGTACAGGTCAGCGTTTGCGGTGTCAGCAGGTGCTGCCTGTCCTAGTACTTTGTATGTAGTTGCCATTAGCTTCCCATCAACATGAAGTGATTTTCAAGACCTGGAGGTGTGTAGTCCGTAATGTCTGCCATAACGTGAGTGTGAGCAGAAGGGGTGAAGGTGCTGGGCACGTTCTCCAGCTTTGACCAGTCGGTTGCGTAGCCCAAAGAAGTCCAGGCGGTTGAGCCATCACCAATCTTAAACTGAAGAGTGTCAGTCTCAACGCCGATTTCACCTACTGAAAGAGTAGGGTCGGCGCTAGTCCATTCGGCGGCTGTTCCTCGCCGCTGTTGCATCAGATTTACTGCAGGCATTAGACCTTCCTAGGGGACAAGATAATTCTACACCATCTATAGCTGAACGTGGTATACACCAGCTATGTGAAAATTATCTGCTATGTCGAGGGTAACAGGCACATTGTAGGTAAAAGGGACGTCGCGCCCGTTAGAAGCAGTGCTGTAAAGCTTTAGTACATCAGACCCAGCATCAACGTGGCCGCTGATTGCGTACTGGTCACTGCCCGAAATGTCGTGGAGGCACCCGTCGCGCACTAAGAAAGCGTGGTCTGCAGCGAATGGCAGGGTTAGGTAGTACTGCCCGCTACCGAAGCTTGTGATGTTGTCGAAGTCCACGTCAATCTGGAAGTGGCACAGGTTGCCAAAGATGGTGTAGCTGCCGGTAATCAGCGGGTCGCCAGTAAACGTTGGCTGGGTGCCATCTGTCCCGCCCAATGGAACGTAAACAGTGTCGCTGGCTGGGTCAAGGTCGGAAAGCTTTATCTTGTGCGAGTCTGTTCCGTCGTGACGGTGACTTCCTGGACTAGCCTGAAAAGCTTCTGGGCCTAGTGTATGATGTATAGCAGTAATGCCACTATCTACGTCCGTTACTAACGGCTCATTAGATTGCTGCAGATTTCGGTCGCGAGGTGAAAGTGGCATGAAATAACTTTAGCAGAGGAGACCATGAGTAAGGCTAAAGCAATAGGGACTCGCGCAGAAACTGCTGTACGAAATTATCTTCTATCAGTTGGGTACTCAGAGCTGGATGCGCACAGAAATGTGCTTACTGGCTCTGAAGACCAAGGAGACGTATGGCTCAGAGAAGCCAAGTGGGGTCTTATCGTCTTTGAAATCAAGGGCGGCAAAATGGCTAAGAACGCTAGCCATGAACAGTGTGTTAGGTGGCTTGAAGAAGCCGAAAGAGAGAGGGATAATGCTCAAGCCAATTTTGGCTTTGTTGTTACTCAGCGGGCTGGTGTGGGTTACCCACGTGCTGGCGAATGGTGGGCGTATGCCAGACTGGATGACGTACTTGCTCTATGCGGGAACGATTCTCGTCTTTACCCCCATGTCGTTAGGCTTAGCCTTAGGGAGCTAGTAGACCTAATAAATGCCTAGGCAACAGAAGATAAATCCAGCCGAGCTGCTCTACCAGATGTCGGAGCAGATTCGCACGACATCTATCATGCCTAATCTAAACCGCTACAAGCCTCACCAAAAGCAAGAAGACTTCGCAAAAGACCAGCACAAGCACAGGCTGTACATTGGGGGTAACCGTTCCGGTAAGACCGTTGCTGGCGTGGTAGAGGATATTCGCTACCTAAAAGGTGAGCATCCACACCGCAAAGTTCCAGAAGCCCCTGTCCGTGGCCGTGTAGTTGGGGTTGACTTTGCCTCTGGTATCGACAAGATTCTCTTGCCTCAGTTCGCTCAATGGACGCCAAAGAGCCTGCTAGTCAATGGCTCTTGGGAGGACAGCTACAGCAAAGAGCGAAGAGTCCTAAAGCTTGAAAACGGCTCCTTCGTCGAGTTTATGTCCTACGACCAGGACTTGCAGAAGTTCGCTGGAACCTCTAGACATTTCGTCCATTTCGACGAGGAGCCGCCAGAATTAGTGTACGACGAATGCCGTGCTCGTTTGGTCGATACAAACGGAGATTGGTGGATGACGCTAACTCCAGTTGAGGGTATGGAGTATATCTACGAGCAGGTGTACTTGCCAGGCAAAGAAGGCCACGACCTGTTCGGCGTTACCGAAGTAGAGATGTCGGACAACCCCTACCTAGAGCGTTCAGCAATCGAGGAGTACCTTGCCTCCCTAACGCCAGAGCAACGAGCCATTCGTGAAAAAGGGCAGTTCATTCAGGTTGGCGGTGCCGTCTTCAAGGACTTTAACCAGCTAACCCACACCATACCGCCGGAGCACTTCAAGCTGACGCCTAAGCACCGCATATATGTCAGCGTGGACTACGGCTGGCGCGACCCTACTGCAATTCTTTGGCACGCAGTCGCCCCCAACGGCCACATCGTTACTTTCGCTGAGCACTATCAGTCCCACATGACTATTGCAGAGCACGTCGAGGTCTTCCATAAAAAGAACGCTGAGATGGGAATCCAGCCTTACCTTGTGGTTGGAGACCCAGCACTTGCTCAAACAAACGGCATGAAGGGCACTAGCTATCAGCAGGAGTTCAACTTGCACGGGATGAATATCATCATTGACATTATTCCTAAGAAGATTGGTGTTGGTCTAAACAAGATGCAGCAGTACATGAAGACCAACCCCAACACGGGCAAGCCGTTCTGGCAGGTTACAGACGACTGTCCCAACCTGATTTCTGAGCTAGGAAAACTTAAATACAAGCGGCGTGCCAACAGGCAGCAGGAGTTCACGCTAAACAAACTAGAGGAGATACAAGACAAAGATAACCACGCATTTGATTCATCAAGATACTTTTTTACACTTATGGATGACTTGACACCTGATACGATAAAGGGACTAAAGGAGAGACTTATGGACTTTGATGATACGCCTCCAATAGCTCAGTTCGATAATCGAAGAGACCCTGGCTATTCGGGATGGAAGTTCAGGTCATCCTCCGATGATGCTGTAGGATGGGAATAATGGCTAGAACATTTAGACTGGTTGAGCGCGGGCAATATGCCCCGCATCGCTGTATTGTCACGGGAATAACGGGTAAAGCCGATACTCCGTTGATTGATTTGGGTGCTGAGCCTGAGTACTATGGAAGGGTGTACTTGAGCTACGGAATCCTTGCGGCGCTCGCAGACCAGTTTGGTTTTGCGACACCAGAAGTAGCAAATGCGCTACGCACAGAAAACGAACAACTGAAAAAGAGACTAGACCGCGTACCTGCGGTGACCGAAAGGCTTGTAAATGACATTAGAGACATCTCTATTAGTGTTACTGCTGACCTTCTTAGTGAGCCTACCCCTGTCGTTCTGGCTGATGACAAAAAGCCTGAACAAAGCAACGCAGGGGCTAATCTCGACTACTTTGGAGACGACAAACCTCTTGAAGACAACAGTGAACCTGCTGTCGTCGAGAGACCCGCTAGCGTTCCAGCAAATAATGGCAGCAAGCGGAGTACCAACAGCACCAAACCCAGAACAGGCAGTTCTGGTAAACGATAACTATCCTGAGGTAGATGAAGATGAGTATGATTTCGACGCCGTCCGAAAGGAATATGGCATCCAGTGACCTAGTCGCTGAACTTGAAATTGAAGTTGAAGAAACGGCCAACACTGGCCTTCTTGACGATGCAGCGCTCAAGCAGCTGCAGGATTCTAAGAAGGGCAAGAAGCTCGTCGACTACCTAAAGAAGGAATACCAGAAGTCGAAGGACGCCAAGCAGTGGCGTGTACGTCAGTGGTACATGAACATGTCCTTCGAGCGTGGTAAGCAGTACGTGGCCTGGGACTCGACCAAGAGTGGCTTGTCCCAGCTCCCACGTGGCGACAAGAACACGCCAAGAATTACCATCAACAAGATTCGCCCTATTGTCAGGACGGAAATAGCTAAGCTGACCTCGCAGAAGCCCACCGCTGTCTGCCTGCCAGCTTCGAACGATGTAGAAGATGTATTTGCTGCTACTGCCGCTACACAGGTCTGGGACAGTCTTTATGACCGCCTCAACGTAGGGCGTAGCATGCGCCTAGTGGCCAGAGACGTTTCTGTCCTTGGTTTGGGATATCTCAAGGTCTACTGGGACTCAGGCAAGTATGACGAATGGAGCGACCAAGAAGGTGACGTCTGCATTGACCACATTTCTCCATTCAACATCTTTGTCCCAGACCTATCAATCGTTGAGCACGACGAGCAGCCATACGTGTTGCACGTTTACACAAAGCCAATTGAATGGCTAAAGATGACTTACGGCGACCTTATCCCAAAGGACAAGCAGCCTACCGTCGTTGCAGCAACTGAGATTGCCGACATCTCTTCTGCACTTGACATTAGAGAGAACAACAGCAAGCCAGACGCTAGCCTTGTTATTGAGGCGTGGGTAAAGCCAGGAACTACCGAGCTTCTTCCTCAGGGTGGCTACGTCACAATTGTTGACGACATCATCGTTGAGGCTTCGCTCACAGGCTTCCCTGCAGGCTACAAGAACTACCCAATCGTTAAGTTCGAGCACATCCCAAGCGGACAGTACTACCCAGCTTGTGTTATTGATGATGTGATTCCGCTGCAGCGTGAGGTAAACAGAACCCGCTCTCAGCGCATTCAGGCCAAGAACATGATGGCTAAGCCACAGGTTTACTACCGAGAAGGTTCGCTGACTGTCTCAAAGATAAACACATCTCCGGGACAGTACATCGGAGTTCGCCCAGGGTTTGAGTACCCAGCCGCAGCTCCAATGCCACAGCTACCTCCTTACGTGTCAGAGGAGCTGCAAGCTCTAGACACCGACCTAGAGAACATCTCTGGTCAGCACGAAGTCTCAAAGGGAACCACACCTCCAGGAGTTGAGGCAGCTACTGCTATTGCTTACCTGCAGGAGCGTGACGACAGCTACCTTGCACCTACTTTCGCATCAATCGAAGAGGGCCTTTCAAGGACAGCAAAGTGCGCCCTGATGCTTGCTGCCGAGTACTGGACTGGCGAGCGCACGGTGAAAGTTGTTGGAGACAACAACGGCTTCTCAGCTGAGATGTTTAGCGGTGCAGACATAGCGCGTGGTACCGACATCAAGATTGAAGCAGGCTCCGCACTACCAACATCAAAGGCTGCCAAGCAGTCATTGGTAATGGACATGATGCGCCTTGGCCTAGTTCCGCCAGAAGAGGGACTTGAGCTTCTAGACATCGCTACCCTAAGCCGTTACACAGACAACCGTGGCACTCGCCCAGATGAGCTGCGTGCTCAGCGTGAAAACGTTATGTTCAAGGCTCTAGGTGAAATGGACGTGATGCGTCACTACCAGAGATGGCAGCAGGGCGTCGAGCAGGGTAACCCTGAGATGCTCAACCCAGACACTGGTCAGCCACTGAAGCCACCAGCAATCATCCCAGTAAACAAGTGGGACAACCACGCTGTTCACATTCAGGAGCACGACAACTTCCGCAAGAGTCCTGCGTACGACTTGCTAAGCAACAGCCAGAAGGCCGAGCTAAACAAGCACATCGATATGCACGAAATGGCACTTGCTGCTCTGCAAGCTGCTCAAATTCAGCAGATGCAAATGGGCGCAATGCCGCCACAACAGGCAAAACCACAACAGTAAGGGAGCAATATGTCTGACGACGAGCTAACACTAGACGATGTAACAGAGGACATTGAGCCTCAACTAGACGACGAAGAATTGGAGGAAGTTGACAATTCTGAGGAAGATGCTGAAGACGGAGACGATACTGAAAAAAGCAATCCAGCGTGGGACGAACTTTACGAAGTACTTCCTAAGTCTTTGCATGGCATGGTTCAGCCAGTTATCGAGAAGTGGCAATCAGGCGTTGATTCGGAGTTTGAGAAGATTGCCCCATACCGCAAGTTCGCGGACGCTGGCGTCAACCCTCAAGTTATCGAAGCGTCGATGGAGCTGGCCAAGCAAGTAGCTAGCAACCCTAAGGCTGTCTACGACGAGCTAGCTGAGCGCTACGGATGGCAGCAAGCCTCCGCAATGGTGCAGCAAGCTGTCTCTGATACAGAGGATGCAATCGAAGACGCAGAAGAGTCAGACCTTTTCGAGGACGACGAAGAGACAAGCGGTGAGCTAAAGGCCCTGAAGGCTGAGCTTGACGCTCTTAAGTCAAACCTTGCAGAGCAAGAAGAGGTCGCTTATCAAGCACAGCTACAAAACGAGATTGAGGATTCTCTTGCCGCAATCAAGAAAGAGGCTGGCGACGTAGACGAAGAGGCCATTGTCCGCAGGGCAATGCTTCTTGCTGACGACTACCCAGACGCTGAGATTGACCAGCTTATTAATGCTGCTTATGAACAGTATTCTGGCGAGCTTGAGAAGATGCGCTCTAGCGTGAAGAAGGCCCCAAAGGTGGCAGGTGGTAACGCAAACAAGGTGCCAGCAACGCCTCCTAAGACGCTTTCGTCTAAGGAAGACCGCGTTAGCGCCATTGAGGACATTGTAAAGCGCACCCTGAATCTGTAAAGATTTACATTTCTAGTGTGATAAACTGCTGAATAGTAGTGAGTACGGCCATTTATGGCTAGGGCGAACGAAGTGAAGACCTTATTTATCTAAGCACTAGGAGTGTGAATGTCCGAAGGACAGAATCTCGCTATTGCCAACGTCATCCTGAAGGATGTCTACGGCGACATTAACGAGCAGATTAACAACGCAACTCCTGCGCTGGATGGTATTAAGTCAACCGCACGCAACATTACTCAGGTTGGTGGTCTCGGTGTCAAGTTCGTTGCACACGTAGGCCGTAACACTGGTATTGGCGCACGCGCTGAGGACGAAGACCTACCAGAGGCAGGAAACCAGCAGTACGTCGACGGTCAGACCGGCCTCAAGAGCTTCTACGGCTCTGTCCGCCTGACTGGTCAGGTAATGGCTCAGGCTAGCCAGAACTACCAGACCTTCGCAGACGTAACTGCAGAGGAAATCGAGCGCATCCGCGACGACATTGCAAAAGACCAGAACCGCCAGGTATTCGGTGACGGAACTGGAACTCTTGCATCCATCGCTGTAGCTCCATCCGCATCTACCACCGTAACCATGGACGTCGTCAAGTACCTACACGTAGGTATGCGCGTTGACGTTGTAGACGTTTCCGCTACTGGAAGCAGCTCAACCCCAACCGTCCTAAACACTGGTGGCTACCTAACCATCACTGGCATCAACAAGACCACAAAGGTCGTTACCTTCGACAGCGCAGTAACTGCTGCTGTTGGTGACGCCATTGTTCGTTCGAACTCAACCGCTTCTTCAGTTGTAAACAACTGGCGCAAGGAGTGGACTGGCTTCGACGCTATCGTTGACGACAGCTCGACTCTCCACGGAATCGACCCAGCAACCACCCCAGCATGGGCTGCTCACCTACGTGACATCTCTTCTGGTGGCGTTGCTCAGCAGATTACCGAAGAGGACATGATTGGTCTTGTGACCGACATTGCCGAGGATGGCGACAAGCCAGACGTAATCTGGACAGACCACGGTTCCTGGAACGGATACTGGAAGGCTCTGGAGGAGAAGCGTCGCTACGTAAACAAGGTTGACCTAGATGGTGGTAACCGTGGACTTGGTTTCGCAACCATGTTCGGTGACCTGCCATTCAAGGCTGACTTTGACGCCCCAGAGGGCAAGATGTGGTTCATCAACTCCTCAAAGGTAAACCTCAACACCAACCGCGGTTGGGAGTGGATTGACGAGGACGGCTCCAAGTGGAAGCAGGTTCCTCGCCGTGACGCATTCATTGCTTACCTACGCAACTACTCTGAGATTTCGACCTACCGTCGTAACACTCACGGTTGCATCACCGGTATTGCACCAGGCGTCTAGTAAATAACCAGCGAAGGGGCGTAGGATAATACCTGCGCCCCTTTACTCATAAGGAGAGACAATGGCCATTGAGTATTTAAATCAAAAAAACTCTATCCCTGACCTTAGCGAGCTTGACAGGTTGCGGGACGTGCCGCCAAAGGCTTACCGTCTAGCAAGGATGCTAGCGGACTATGACCCATCTATTTACATCAAAAAGCTTGGGCCAGGACACCCTCAGTTTGATAAAGACCGCCCATACAGCATCGTTGTAGCAGGCGATAAAGACCGTTACGTCCTAAAAAACTTTGCAGAATGGCAGCTAGACGAGCGAATTATGGCAGAAATCATTCAGTCAGACGTCACAAATGCAGGCATGTCAATTAGCGACATGGAGGCCCTAAATGCTGCAAACGCCATGATGAAGGCAAAGGAGCGCGAAGAACTCGACGCTGAGCGCAGGGAAATGGCCAGAGATGTTGCTAAACTAGGATTTACGAAGAACTACGCTCGCCATAACGGAAAGTTGCTATTCGACCCAAATGCCTAGAGATTATTACACAAGGACTGGCGATGACGTCGCAACTGACGTCAAGCGCATCTTTGGCGATGAGGCTCTTGTAGAGCTAAAGAACACAGACATCTTGCGCTGGACTAACGCAGCTCAGCGAGAGATTGCATCAAGCCACACCGTGCTAAAGGGCAAGGCTAACCACAACTTGGTAGAGGGCCAAAGCCTTTACACCATTCCGTTGGACAGTCCAGTTGCTCAAGTTCAGGGAGTACACATTGAGGGCATCCCGCTAAAGGGCGTAAGCTTCCAGACAGCGCAGGAGACCATTCTCAAGGACGACCCGGAGCTAGAAAGCAAGGGCGAGCCTAAGATGTGGTACGAATGGGACGGCGACCTGTACATTTACCCCGCCCCAGCAGACACCGTTACAGACGGCTTGACTCTTTACTATCTCGCGTACCCTGCAACTTTGACCGCACTGAGCCAAACACTTGGCGTTCCAGACCGCTTCTACAATCAGATTGTGGACTACGTACTAGCTCAGGCGTACCGACTAGACGAGAACTGGCAGGCGACTGCATACCAAGACGCACGGTTCCGCGACTCAATGAACAGACATCTTGCAAAGGAAGACATTGTAGATAGCCAGTTCTACCCCACAAAGGTAGTTCTGCCAGAGGATGAGTAATGGCTAGAGAAGGTCTTGTTATTGAAGACTTCTCGGGTGGTCTAAATAACGTAGTAGACCCTTCGCTAATTGCCGAGAACGAGGTCGCAGACCTCCGCAACCTAGTTATTTCTAGGACTGGCAAGCTAATCAGCCGCCCACCAATCTATAAAGTTGCCGACTATCCAGTCACTGTAGCCTCCGCTAAGGCGTTGGGGTATTACCGCAACGAGGACAGTGTGGTCTTTCTTGTCGTTGCGACGGATGTCGGCACTTACATCTATGACTTAGTTGCCGACACTTGGACACTTGTCTGGGCCTATGAAGCACTAGACATCGCCGTGTACGCAGAGCGCCTGTATCTAATTAACGACACCCAAGGGGGCGGATACTGGTCAAAGGTTGCTGGCACGTACCAGTGGACAGACGTGGCAGCAATGCCAGAGGGTAACCAAATACACTTTACGAAAGGCAGACTCTATGTTTCTAGTAGAGCTAACAACAACACCTCGACCCTTAGGTACAGCGCTATTGACAGTATTGGTCTTGGCACCACTATTGATGACTGGCCTAGCGATAATTACATTGATATCAATGAGGGCGACGGAGACGAACTCATTAAGATTATCGAGGGCAATAGCGAACTTTTTCTATTCCGCTCAAACTCGACTTACCGACTGGCTTACAGCGCTTCGGCAGACCCGTCGCTAGGAACCCTTACAGCAATGTCGCACAACATTGGTGCGGATTGCTCACGCAGCGTTGTAGAGTTCGAGAACACTCTCGCCGTACTGCACGCCGGTACTTTGTACCAGTTTGCTGGCTACAACTTCTACCCATACAACCCATCGAACAAGGTTGAGTTTAAAGTTCGAGAAGGCTTTACTGGCCAGAAGCAGGGCGTTACAAAGGTAGGGCAGTACTTGTTGGTCTGGCACCACGGCTACATGTATTCTTACGACACCGATACAGGACTATGGTCTGAGTGGGAGTCCGACACAGGCGCTGCTCACTTTATCGAAGCCCCTCGTGGAACTTTCCTAGATTCTGCTGCTGTTCCTACGGCTTACGGTGTGCCCCACACCGATTACGCTACTCAAGGACTGCTGAAATTTGCTATCGAGTATCCAGAAACAGGCACTGAAACAATCAGGTGCCAGGTTGTCACAAGGACTTACGACATCGGACAGCCGTCTCTATTTAAGAGGCTATTTGGCTGGGAGCTGCTAGTAGTAGCAGTTAACTGGCTCGAAGGTGGCCTTACGCCTATCGATGCTTTCCGTGACATAGAAGAAATTATCACTTGGGAGGAGCTGCAAACCTACACTTGGGAAGGCGCAGAAGCTGCAAGCATCGCTTGGCTGCCCGAGGGAGCTATCGAGCCTGTCATTGTTACCGGCTTCAGGAGCGACAACCCTCGCCCCCGTGTAGTTAAAATTAGCGGTAAGCAGACCTTTAAGCGAGGCTACTTCACTATTAGGTTCCAGAACGACGGCACTGCAAGCACCGCACCTAGCCGTCTTGACGGAATTGTTCTTTACCTCACAAACGGAAGACGCATGGCACAAGGCAGGACAGCATAATGTACAACATGGGCGGAGCGGGATTTAACAAGTACGCTGCGGGAGCTAAGCGCTACGGAATCGGCATTATTGGGCCAAATACGGGCATGAAGCTAAACAAAGAGGGATACAAGGAAAGAAGCGCTAAGCAACGTGCAAAGAACGCTGCAATGCTAAAATGGGTACAGGGCAAACGCGGCGCTCGCTACTTCGCCAAACCCTCGGGACAGATAGGTAAGAAATAATGGTACTAGGGCCAATTATTCCAGGCAAGCCTACGCCTGCAAAACCTGTCGCACGCTACATCCCAGCAGGGGCTAATGACACGGCACGTGCTCGGCAAGAGCGCCAAAATCAAGCAGCTATAAAAAAGGGAATTATCCCCAAGCCAACCAGAACAACCCTCGGCACGGGCAGTATTGAGAGCAAGTCCGCAAACACAGCAGATGGAACGACGTACAGAAAGCCAAAGACC